CTTCTTGGTTTGTTAGAGCTTGCAACGAGCCAGTTGTTTTATTTCTTGATGAATTGAATCGAGGTTTACCTGCTGTACAACAATCATTTTTCCAAATTGTATTGGATCGTTGCCTTGGTAATGATGAAGAAGGCAATGCTTATAACATACATCCAGAAACCAGAATCATTGCAGCCGTTAATCATGGTAATGAATATGATGTTAATGAAATGGACCCAGCACTATTAAGACGATTTTGGACTGTTGATATCGAACCTTCAACAAAAGATTGGATGTCTTGGGCTAAGTCTAAAAACGTTGATCCTATGATTTTAGAATTTCTTAAGACTAGAAAATCTCATCTATTTGTCAACCTTAACAAAGTAAAACCAGGCCAGGTTTTTCCGACACCTGCTTCTTGGGCAAGGTTTGATGAGGTTTTAAAGTTTACTAATACTAATCTTCTAGAAGACAGAGACAGCTTTGATATTTATAATACTGCAATTGGTTTTATCGGCGGAGAAGCAGCAATTGAATTCTCTGACTTTGTAAAAAAATATGAGATTGTAGTTACACCTGAAGAACTCCTTAAATCTTTTACAAAGTGTAAAGATAAAATTGAAGCTATGTCTAATGATCGCATTAACTCCTTGATTGAAAGGTTAGGCGAACACAGTATCACTAATGACTGGACAGTTTCTCAAGCAAAGAATGCTGCTAAACTTGGTAAAATGATCTCTGAAGAAATGATGATTCACTTCTGGTCTTGCATTACTAAAGGCAAAAACATTAAGACTATACAAAACTTTCATAAAGAAATTGGACAGTATGTAGTCGAGATTGTTAATAATAATAGAGACATACTTGGCAAATAAGGAATCTCTAGAAATTCACGCCAGTGTAATTAAGTCTAACAATATTATATAATAAACCATAAGGCAACAAATCAACATTAAGGATTATGTTAATGGCAAAAAATAAAACAGGCAACAATAATATTTTAAAGAAAAACAATGTTTCTAAAGAAGAAATTGAAAGCTTTGAGTTAACTAGTCACTTAGTTGATTTTCTTTGGAACGAACCATTTTACAGTAGAATTCTTAGGTCACTTAATAAAATCGAAGACACTTCAATTCCAACTGCAGGTGTTGCTGCACAAGATGGTGAGATAACTTTATGGTGGAATAGAGAGTTTCTTGCAGGACTACCTAAGCTTCACGTTAGAGGTTTATTGAAACATGAGTGTTTACACCTTGTTTTTGGGCATACAACTGAAAGAAGAAGAGAGCCTCATATTATTTGGAACTACGGAACAGACTTAGCTATTAATTCAACTATACCAAGGAACGAACTTCCTAAAGGAGGATTAATTCCTGGCGTTGCTTTAAACATTACAGCTGAACAAAAAAAGCAAATGTCAGATAAGGAATTAGAGACGTTTGAAAAGCTTTCCAATATGATTGCTTCGTTTCCTCCAAATAAAACTTCTGAATATTATTTTGAAAAGTTAATGAGTGATAGTGATGTTAAAGAATATCTTGAAGGACAAGGTATGTCTGTTTCTATTGGCTTTGATGATCATGAAGGCTGGGATGAGTTATCTGATGATCAAAAAGAAATGATGCAAGGTAAAATTAAAGAAATTATCAAGGAAGCTGCTGAAGAAGCAAATAACAGAAGCTGGGGATCTGTATCTCATGAGACTCGTCAAGAAATAATGAAGATGCTTTCTAATGAGATTAAATGGGAATCATTGTTAAAAAGATTCTGTGGCTTTACTAAAAGAGATGAAAGACGATCTTCTATTAGAAAACTTAACAGGAAGTACCCAGGAATTCATTCAGGATTCAAGAAAATCTACAAGCCAATGATTGCAGTTTACATTGATGAAAGTGGATCTGTTTCAAATCAAGAGCTAGCAAAATTTTATTCTGAACTTGATAATCTTTCAAATAGAACAGACTTTTATGTTTACAAGTTTGACCATACTGTAGACGAAAAATCATCTTTTCTTTGGAAGAAAAACACTAGACCCGATATGAAAAGAAATCTTACAGGTGGAACAAGCTTTGAAGCTGTTACAAAACACGCTATTAAAAATAAAAAGAAGTTTGATGGATATATTGTTTTGACAGATGGAGGAGCTCCTAAGCCTTCTATTTCTAGAGGTCTTAAAAGGTGCTGGGTTTTAGCAACAGGTTGTAATCTAATGTTTACAGCAGACCAATCAGATATCGTAATAAACATCAAATAAAATTATAAATAAGGAATCTATGTTATATAATATCAATGCAGAAACATTTAAAATCGTTAAAGATAACAATGTTTTTAAACTATACCATAAAGCTGAAAACAGATGGTCCAGTGGTTGGACATTTGTAGGTAAATATAAATCTCAAGATAGAGCAAAAACCGCAGCACGGCTTTATACAAATTAACAAGGAAAAAAAATGAAAAAAAGCAACCGATACAAAGTAACTATTGACAAGAACGGTCTTGGAACTTATGAAACTAGTATTGTTGAATATGCACTTAAGTCTTCATCACCACAAGATGCGTTAAGAAGAGTTGAAGTAGTTTATGATAATTGCCAGAAAGCTAATAAAAGAATTCCTTATAAGTCTAAACTCTTCCTAGAGGCATTAGCAATTTCAGCTGATGCTGATCTCTATTATATAGAGTAGCATGGTAAATGTAGGAATTTTTATTATTTTGCTGCTAAACAGCATTATGTATTATGATCATATGCAGCACAATAAAGATTTATATGAAGATAAAAAGCTCGCATTCAACATTACAGTTTTTCTGTTTGTATTAATCGAGCTTTTATTTTTTTTAGCATTCTATTCTTTTGTAATTAAATTAGTAGGACTTTTAAATGATTAATGAAATCAATACCTTTATTCAAGAAATGAACAAAACTACATCGTCGAATGACAAAATAACACTCATTACAGTTGCACCTAAAAGCGTAAGAAGAGTATTGTACTATACATACAATAGTTTTCTTCAATATTACATTACACCAAAAGTCCTAGATAAAAAGAAAGAATTAGTTAATAAAGATACTAAATTTGTTTGTATGTTTAATCTGCTTGAATCTTTAAATCAAAGACTAATAACAGGACATAAAGCAATAAAAGAAGTTAACGGATTTATTCTGAATAACCCTGAGTTAAAAGATTTACTTTTTCTCGTTCTAGAAAGAAATCTTAAGGTAAGAGCTTCTGTCAAACTTATTAATAAAGCTTTGCCTGGTCTAATTCCTACTTTTAACGTCGCATTAGCAAACAAGTATGACGAAAAAACAAAGAAAAAAATAAGCTTTGAGAAAGATGTCTGGTATGTATCAAGAAAACTTGATGGTGTTCGCTGCCTTATTATTGTGGACGAAAAAGGAAAAGCAAGATCATATGCAAGATCAGGAAAACAATTTCATACGTTATCCTTGGTAGAAAAAGAACTAGAAGACTTAGGCGTCAAAAACATTGTATATGACGGAGAAATGTGTATTGTTGATGAAAAAGGAAACGAAGACTTTCAAAACATTATGAAAGAAATTGGCAGAAAAGATCATACAATTCAAAACGGACTATTTCAGATATTTGACTTTATCCCGTATAGAATGTTTTCAAAAGGCTATGGCGAGTCTGGAACTTTTTCCCAAAGAGTTTTTGCATTACAAAACCTTTTGTTAGGAAAAGCATTAAACAATATTGACTTTTTAGAACAGATACCTGTTACTTCTTTTGAAGAGTTAGATAAACTTACGCAAACAGCAACCAAAAAAGGCTGGGAAGGGTTGATGATTAGAAAAAACGTTCCTTATCAAGGAAAGAGATCTAACGATATCTTAAAGGTAAAAACATTTCATGATTCTGAATATGAAGTAAAAGATGTTTTCTTCGGTCCTCTTAGATATATTAAAGAAGGTGTTGAAGTAGAAGAAGAGATGTTAAGCGGTGTTGCAGTAGAACACAAAGGTAACACTGTAAGAGTAGGTAGCGGATTTACTATAGACCAACGTAAATATCTTTTCAATAATCCTAATGAGATTCTTGGTAAAACAATTACAGTTCAATACTTTGAAGAGTCTAAAAATCAAGATGGAGAATACTCTTTGCGATTTCCTGTAATAAAGGTTATTCATGGTGAAGAAAGAAAATACTGAATTCTTAGGAAGGCTTTGTCTTTTTGGAAAAGAAATAGTTCTAGTTGTAGAAAGATATAAACACGATAGCTACAATGTCTTGTTTCCTAAAGGATGCATAGACTGTGTCGGAAAAAAAAGATTAAAAGTTATTAGTTAATTTTAGCCAGCTTATTGCTGGTTTTTTTGTATTCGAAACGCAGCTTGAGCAATTGACGAAGCCGGGCGTATACACAGTAAAACATTTATAGATTATAAACCTTGAATTATACTTATGTAATGTGTTTGATTACTATAAGAGAACAAGCTATAGAATATCTTAATTTAAATGAAAGTTAACACAATGAAGTATTATTTTGCTGTCTGTTTGATCTTTTTTACTTTGATGAACAATATATCATATAGTCAAAGTTATGAGTGCGATAATCAATATGATGACTGTGGCACACCTGAGCAAAGTGGTGGTGGAGGCGGAAAAGGCTCTGTACTTATTGCTAACACAGATGTAGGTGACTCGTATCAGCATGCAGATGATTATGATGACGATGGAATAGAAGATCCTTCTGATAACTGTATGCGTCAAGGAAACCCATACCAGTATGATATGGATGGAGATGGAATTGGTGATATGTGTGATAATTGTTTGGAGTATTACAATCCAATGCAAGAAGATTATGACGGAGATGGTTTAGGCGACTTCTGTGACAACGATATTGATGGCGATGGTATTATAAATTCTTTAGACGGTTGTGTAATGCAGTGGGGAAATAAATGCACAGACCTCTATATCGAGAGTATCAATAAAGATCTCCAGAATTATGACAGCAAAATAAAAATTAACAATACCGATATTCTATATAATGATATACAAGAAGATAACTGCAATCAAAATAAAGGTGATAATACAATCTTTGTATTTCTTATAATACTAATAGCTCTACTTTTTGTTAAATAAAAGACTTGAGAATTGACGAAACGAAGCGTATGCACAGTGAAACAAATAAACGTTTAGCAATTATAAACAATGGACCGTATAAAAATAATGCATGTTTAGTATTAGAAGAAATTAATCGTGTCAACTGTGATCATTTAAAATGGTTTAAAATTTTGCTAGACAATAAAGTTTTACTAATGTCAAATAAAAATATTAAGTTTATATAAATTTTGATGTTTTACGTTATAATTAGCTCATAAAAAAAGAGGTATTATTATGAAAGAACCAAATCAAAACGCGCCAATTTATTTAGCAATAGCATATTTCTTAACATTTACAATCCCAGGAATTTGTCAATATTTATAATAGGAAAGGAAACAATGAGCACTGGATTTACTGAAAAATATTATACTGGCTTTGATGCAACACCTGCAGAAAAAGTTGTTAATTTCTTAAATGATCTTCGAGACTGTTTAAACAAACATAAAGTTAAACTATATAGTCACGAATGTGAAGTTTATATTGATGGACAAGGGTATATAGGTTATCTAGAAGACAATGTTGAAACTGTTGAAATTATAGAAGGAGAAGAAACCTTATTTACTTCTTATAAATCTCTTGCAAAAGACTCTGACTAAATCATCTTTTTTTAGATACAAAAAAACCAGCAAGAAGCTGGTTTTTTTATTTTTATAACTTGATAATTGTTATTACTTAAAACTAATTAAGCTTTCCTTTGCAGACTCTATAATCGGCATTGTAATAATCAAAACGCCATTTACTAAATCAGCAAAAGAATTTTGAGAATCAATATCTTTTTGAAGCTTTAAAGTAATATCAATAGGAGTAAAAAAGTCCATTTCAGTGTCAGCCTTTAAACTTTTTACTTTTAGTATTTTATCTTTAATAGACATTTCAATTTTGTCTTTTGTAATGCTTGGAGCCAAACACTTAAAAACAATGTTACCGTCAATTTCTTTTAAAGTATATGATGTTAATCTTCTTTTGTTGCTTTCTCCTGTAAAACTTAATGTGTCTTTGATTACTTCATTAATTGCTTTATCGTAATCTTTGTAAGTGTAGTATCTAATCGGAAATTCTCCAAAAATTGTATCAAACATATAAATTACTCCTTAATTGTTGTTGTGTATAATTTAAACACCAAAATCAAATCGAAAACCCTTTTTCATAATTTTTTTTGTAATTTTTTATTAGCGTGTTTAAATCAACTAAATCGATATTACCACCCCAACTTTCAACCAACATTTTAATTTCTGTATATGACATCTTATTTTTTTCAATAATGTCACATAACTCTTCTTTGTACTCCTTTACGTTGTCAAAAATATAAATCTTTGTTTTGTTTGCAACTTCAAACGTGTTATTTGAGTCATTAACTGTAATTAACAATGTAGACATAATACACCTCCCTATATTAAATATAAGTGTTTATATTATGAGTTTAACAATATCTTTGTATCTAATAATAATTAGTTCTTCGTTGTATAAGACTTCACAAAACTGATCATTAATTTCTTTTGTAAGTAAAGTTTCATCTATGAAACAAAGGTATGTGCCTGAGCTTAAGCTTACATGTTTAATTTTCTTTCTAGGATTTTTAACACTATAGCCGGTAATGTGATGAGCTTCATTAACGTTTATTAAAAAGTAAGAAGCTACTTTAGACATTACTTATGTTTTTCTAGTATGAAGATCTGCTATTGAAGAAGCTACAAAAGATTGCGGTTTTGTTTTAACATTAAAACCACAACCTGAAATATAGCCTGTTATCATGTTTTTATATCTAGAAGACATATAAATTGTATCTGTGTTGACATCTGCATGAATTTCTATATTTGCATTACTTAATTTTTTCTGTATTTCAAGAGCAATCTTTATAGAGTCTTCAGTTTCTTTAAGAAGTCTTTTTGGTAGATCTAGGTAAGAGTCGTCTTTTATTTTCTCTCTAGTATAGAAATATCTTCTATCGTAAATATTTCCATTTAGAACACATATAGCACTAGTAAAAATAAAGTTGTAACCAAGCTTAACACTGTCTGTGCCTACAATTATCTTGTGATCCTTGCTTTCAGAAACAGACTTTAAGATTTCAAACATAACGCTTAATTCTATAAATTCTCTTTTACCTGTCTTCCAATTGTTATTCATTTTAAATTCTATCTACCAAGATGTTTTGCTTCTTTAATATTACCAATAAATTGATATGCGCCTTTGTTAAATAGGGGTGCAACACATTTAGATTTTCTTATAGCTTCTTTAACTGCTTCCTTATCACCGCAGTCTATACATGTATTATACCCTAAGCTTTTTCTTTTAGAAGGAAAAGTATTTCCGCAATTACTACAATAATGCATGTTATCCTCTCTGATAATATTTAAGTGTTCCGTTAAGTTTACGATAATAATCTGTGCTACTCATTCCAGAGGCTTCAACTTCTTCTGTCCAGTCTTTGTATAATGCATAACCAAGTTCTGTAAGCTCTTCTTCGACAGCAGGATATTGAA